AGACGGTATAGAGATAGACAAGGCTGCTATCACTAAACCTGCACAACAGGTGAACGGAGATCAGAAGATACTTGCTTCAAACAAGGAGTATCACATACCGCCAGAGCTAGCCGAAGTTATAGGCACGGACCTGCTTGAAAAGATAAACAATAGCGGTAAAGAAGAGACAGAGAAGAAGCTAGAGGAGCAAGAGCAACAGCCCCAGCAAAAGCAGGAAGTTCCTGTGAGAGCGAAAAACGGGGGCGAGATTAGACCTAAAAAAAAGCCAAAGGCTCCCCCTTTAAATAAAGAAGGGGAGATTGACATGCTTGCAAGGCTATTAATCGCTGAGTCTGAGGGCGAAGGTCGAGAGGGAATGCAAGCGGTTGCTAATGTAGTCCAGAACAGAATAAAAGATTCTTCACCAGATACAGGGTTTAGAGATCAAAAAACTTTTGAAAGTGTTATTACCGCAAAAAATCAATTTGCTGGGTACAATGATGACCGTTACGATGAAGCTCCATCAAAAGGTGCTGCTTGGAAAATGGCTCTAGATGTAGCTAAAAAAGCAGTTGAAGGTAAATTACCGGATATTACCCAAGGTTCTACGTACTATAGAAACAAAAAAACACCTATAGGGACTCCGGGTTCAACCAAAGATGGACAAGACTTTTTTGATAAAAATGTAGCAACGGGTAACTTTGAAATTTACAAAGACATAGGAAAACACACTTTTTATAAAGAAAAAAGGTCTTCTACGTATGTTCCTCGCCCAAGGCTCCCTAATAGCCCACCCGAAGGAAGAACACCCCTTGCGTTAGAGGAAGCCCCCCCAGCGCAGCAGAAACAGACAGACAATATTAGAGTTTCGCCAGAAAGCGTTAATAGAAGCTTTATGGCAGAAAGTCCCGATCAAGATCCAAGATTGCGGACACAGACGCAGCCACCCGCTAACTAGCGGCCCTGCTGGACTAACCCAACTGCGGCTACCCCACTGAGGCCCCGCAAGGAGGAAAAATGACTACCCAAGAACAGGAAACTCTAGGCCCTTATCGTGGCAGCTATCGTGCAGACGTTTACAAGGACGATACCCCAAGCGAAGAGGCTACCCTAGAAGAAGGTGAAACTGAAGACGAGGTTACTAATGATGAAACTATTTCCGTCTCTACAGAGATAAAGACGGAAGAGCATGACTACAAGAAACGCTATGATGATCTCAAGAAGCATTACGATACCAAACTCCATGAGTGGAAGATGGAACGTGAGACGCTTACTGCTCAACCTCAAGAAGAGGAAGTGTATGAGGAGGATGCAGATATTGCATCTTTCAAAGAGAACTATCCTGACGTTTACAATGTAGTAGAAACTTTAGCTTCTAAAAATGCTACAAAAGAAGTTCAAGAACTTAAACAAGAGATTGAGCGTCTTTCTAAAAAAGAAGAGCAGCTACAGGCTAAAAGTGCTTACCAAGAACTACTAGCCCTGCACCCAGACTTCTCTGATATCAAGAAGTCAGACCAGTTTAAAGAATGGTTGGGCAAGCAGCCACCTAGTATCGCGGATGGTATTGTTAATAATAACAGCGATGTTCAGTACGCTTCTCGCGTTCTAGATTTGTACAAAGCAGACACTGCTAGTACAAAGAAACCCAGAGGGCGTCCCTCTAAAAAACAGTTAGCTGCTGCTGCAGAGGCTGTTACTAGGACTACCCCTGTTAACGTCTCTACTAATAGCGATGCTAATAAAAAAGTATGGACGACCTCAGAGATACGTAAACTCAAACCGCATGAGTTTGCCAAGCTTGAAGCAGAGCTTGACTTAGCAAATGCGGAGGGACGTATCGTAAATGGCTAAACTTATAGAGAAAGGTTAAGGAAATGGCTATTGGTGTATCCGCCGGATACGGTAATCTACCGTCCGGTAATTTCCAAGCCGAAATCTATAGCCAGAAGGTTCTCAAATTTTTCCGCCGTGCGTCAGTTGTTGAAGATATTACTAACACTGACTATGCCGGGGAGATTGAGAATTTTGGTGACACGGTTCGTATTATTAAAGAACCGACTGTCTCCATCTCAGCGTACACTCGTGGTGCTGTGGTTACTCCGCAGGACTTGGCTGACGATGAGATTACTCTGGAAGTAGATCAGGCTCAGGCGTTTGCGTTCAAAGTCGATGATATCGAAGAACGCCAATCGCATGTTAACTTTGAGGCGATGGCTACCTCTTCAGGTGCTTTCTCCTTGAAGCGTAACTACGACAAAAACGTGCTTCAGGCTATGCTTGATGGCGCGGGTATCAAAGGTGCCTCTGGTTCCGTCGAGACGGACTCCAATCTTGGTACTGGTGGTACTCCTGTTACTGTTACAGGTTCTGATGCCGGTGATGATGTTGTAAACCTAATGGCTCTTATGGCTCGTAAGCTTGATGAGCAAGACGTTCCTGAAGAGAACCGTTGGTTTGTAGCGCCCCCGCGTGTCTATGAAAACCTGTACAAAGCAGGTGCAAAGATCGTTGAAGTTCAAATTACGGGTGATGATGTTTCACCTCTCCGTAATGGTCTGGTAACGAACCAGAAGATTATGGGCTTCACGCTTTACAAATCCAATGCTCTGCGGCAGTCGGCTGATGCTACGACTACCACGGACATGGTTTCGGTTTCAGGCGTTGGGACGGGTGAGAACGTGGTTCTCGCTGGTCATATCTCCGCTTGTGCAACCGCTAACTCAATTGCTAAGACCGAAGTGATTCGCGACCCCGATGCGTTTGCAGACGTTGTTCGTGGTCTTCATGTGTATGGACGTAAAGTCCTGCGCCCTGAGTCGCTTGTTCTTGGCATTGTAGACTACAGCTAAGGGAGGGATGAATCATGGCTACTATTGATCGTACCATCAATGGCGGTGGAACCGTTGGTCATCCTTCACGGATGCCTACCCCTTATGTGATCACTTCTCAGGTCCACGATACTGCCGATGGCGGTACAGGTGGAGATGTCGTCCAATTGGTCGATGTCCCTGCAGATACCATGATTGTTGCTGGTGCGCTTGAAGTTCTTGAAGCGCGTGGTAATAGTCAGATCACGCTGGACGTTGGTGTAACTGGTGGTGACGTAGACTGTTTTGTTGACGGTTCTGCGTTAGCCGCTGGGTTTACGCCGTTCCTAGAAGCCGCTGTTGGCGCTTCTGGTTCCAACGCACGTATCTTTACAAGTGCTGACACGATTGATGCCCTCATCCTTGATGGTGGCTCAACTGGTGAAAGTGCTGCACGTTTCCGCGTTCACGTTTGCATGGTTGACATTTCGCGCAACCCGCTAACGGAAGCGGCCACGGTGTCGTCGGGTACGTAATCGTACTAAAGGTTTCTGTGGGGTTCCTTTTAAAAACCCCACCCTTCTTGCTTTGATGTGAACTGACGGAGGTATTTATGTTTATCAAGCTATTGACTGAAGAAGAAGTAAATTTTTGTCTGGACAAGATTGACCAGAACACGTTTAAGAATGGGGAAGATACTGCCCCTAATCTAGAGGACATAAAAAGTAACAAAGAATCTAAAGGTGTCCCAGACGAGGTAAGGAAGCTAATTACGGATAAGCTATATGATACGCACTACATAGATAGCGTGTATTGTCCTACCAGAGTATCAGTAAATTTTTACAACAAGTACCTTGAAGGCGATTACTACGATTTGCACATAGACGCTTTCAAAGCGCAGCCAAAATCAAACAATGTATTTTTTGACTATGGCTGGAGTATAAATCTAACGGACGACTACGAAGGGGGAGAATTTACTTTAGCCACGCCTATAGGAAGAATAGGTAAGAAACTAAACGCAGGTGAAGCTGTGATCTTTCCTATCATCTATCCGCATGGTGTAGAGAAAGTTACCAAGGGATTTAGGCAGAATATAGTTGGATGGATGTCTTCTAACGTGTCATATGAGCAGTCTTTTATTTTGCAAAACATGTATGAAGTAAATGCGTATCTAATGAAAGCTCAAAAAGATATGTTTACAAAATCGACTCTGGTTCAGACGTATTTAAAGAAAACTTGGGGTATGTAATGAGATTACGAATAGTTCTATTTTCAATGTATGTTGTTGGTGTTTTGTTTTGTGGCATCACTTTTGTAAAGGCGCAAACCTTTAGCAATATGTGCTTTCCGCTTGGCAGTATTTCAACTCAAGCCGCAAAACATGGAGAGTATCCTGCATTTACGTTAAGAGATGTTCAATTCATGATTACTTTTACTTTATACATAAACCCAAAAACTGGGTCTTACACAATGATGGGCGTGTCCGATATAAATCCTGAAATAGAATGTGTAGCATCTATTGGCACAAATTTTAAACCTATTATAAATAAACCCAAAGGAATGCCTTTGTGACTTCAACTCTATCAAGAGCCGTAAGACTTAGAAATGCTGCTGTTGCTCTTAGCAGCACAAGTCAGACGACTGTGTACACAGTGCCTTCAGGTCATGATGCTGTTTTAAAAACTATACAGATTTGTGAAACTTCAGGCAACGCTACACCTGTAACTTTAGAGTTTACTGATGCGAGTGCTAGTGCAACTTTTAAATTATTAGGCAGTAAAAGTATTGGAGCAAATGATCACCTGCTTTTGCTGTTAGAATTAAATCTTAACGAAGGGGATGCTATTAAGTTAACTGCAGGAACCGCTGATCGACTAGAGGCGGTGTTAACAATTGACGAACTCTTCTTAGCAAATCAGGCGTAGATAATCATGAATTATGTAGAACTAATTAACGCTGTGCTGTTTGATCTTAACGAAACTACCATTGCAGAGACTGCTGCTGGTCTGTCTGGAACACGGGGTGTACAGACGACAGTTAAGAAAGATATAAACAGAGCTATACGAGACATTGAGGCAGAATACATACAGTGGCCTTGGAACTTTCTTAGCGCACGTTACACACTGTTTGGTGGCAGAGGTAAGTACACATACCCTGTAAAAATAGAAGTTTCTAGTGTCGGTGGTGGGTTTACTCCTAACGAAATGATCACGGGCGGAACGTCATCTGCAAAAGGTATTCTGCGTAGAGTGCCACCGCACGGCGGTCATTCAGATGAACAGTTCATGTTAGTTGAACCTATTGAAGGCACCTTTCAATCTTCAGAAACGCTTACAGGTGTATCTTCTACATTTACAGCTACATCAGGAGATATAACCTTTTGCACTGATGTTGACTACGATACGTTCTTCATGCGCCCTCAAAACCTAATTAGGCAGGGAAACTTTGACAAAACTTTTACTTTAGGATCATATTGGGATAGCAGAAGCTCCGACCCTGCAGGAACAAGCACATCTGGCACCCCCGCACTAAGCAACTCTGTAAGTGGCAGAACTTATGCGGCGGGTGTTTTGCGTTTGAATGCTGGTTGCGTAGATCAAGCTCTGCCCACCGTTGAAAACAGAGTGTATAGAATTACTGCAAGGATTGCATCTGGCACCATGTCATCAACGTCAGAGACACTGAATGTGTTTGCAGGTTCTAGCAGTGACAAGGACTCTGATCTGTCAACTACGTTTACTATAGACAATGTTGGTAACGGTGAGATTAAAACAGCTACATTTACTGCATCTACACAACAAACTTTTATTAGTCTTAGTAACACTGCATCAACAAATTTAGACATAGACTTTGTTGAGATGTTTGAGGATGATGCCTCTGCAAAAACTTTAGAGTACAAATCAGTTGACGAGTATCATGAGGGTAGAGGTCGCTATCACACATCATACAGAGAGAATGAGTTCTTAGCTCTTAACTCACCCGATGACGGGTTTACTACCCCTCAGTGCGTATACCGCGTCAAAAACGACAATGCCTTTGGTATCACACCCATACCTGAAAATACGCAATATGAGGTTGAGTTTGACTTCTATGACTCATCTCCAGAACTAAGTGTGTTTACAGACAAGCCAAAGATACCAACGCGCTATCATGATGTAATCGTGGCGCGTGTAAAATATTTTGTGCATATACTTCGTGGTAACGATCAGGCAGCACAGTTTGCATTCCGTGATTATGAGAATGGTGTACGGAGAATGCGTACTGAGTTGACGAACCAAAAAGATTACATGAGAGCCGTCTAATGCCAACACAAGCGTTTCCTGTAAACTGCGATGGTGGACTAGTCCTCGACAAAAGTGTGTTTGTTGCAAAACCCGGCGAGGCTATCACTCTGCAAAACTATGAGCCATCTGTTACAGGAGGGTATTCTAAAATACTGGGCTTTACTAAGTTTGATAGTAATCAGGTGTCAGGGTCTGGCGGTATATTAGGTGTGGCTATATTCCAAGATAAGGTTGTTGCAGCGCGAGGTGCAAATGTTGCAACAAGCTCAGGCTCTGGATGGACAAACTTTGTAACCAACCGCACCAGTGCAGAGAGATATACTTTTTCGGTATACAACTGGACAGGCACTGAAAAAATTGCGATGGCAGATGGGGTTAATGACGCAGCTATTTTTGATGGCAGCACTTACACGGCGTTAACTGGAGGTGCAGGCTCAGGTGCAGGCACAAAACCTACAGCACCTGAAGTTGTTATAGAACATAAGAACCATTTATTTTTTGCTGGAATGACAAGTAACAGACAGCTATTACAATTTAGTGCGCCATATAGCGAGAATGATTTTAGTGCTGCATCAGGTGCAGGTCAGATATCCATAGGAGATGAAATTGTTGGATTAGCTAGATTTAGGGAAACTTTAGTTATCTTCTGTAAAGACAGCATTTTTAGGTTAGCAGGGTCAAGCGTTTCTGATTTTGTTCTCCAACCTGTTACCAGAAATATAGGATGCCTGTCTCGATTTAGCATACAAGAGATAGGAGGTGATCTTATCTACCTTGCACCTGATGGGCTAAGAACTGTTGCCGGTACTGAAAAGATTGGAGATACAGAACTTGGAACAATTTCTAAACAGGTGCAGTCAAGGTTAAACGAATTATCTGCAAACCAACTCTCTAATGTGTCATCCCATGTAATAAGGCGTAAAAGTCAGTACAGATTATACTATCCAACTACATCTGGTACAGAGGCAAACTCTACAGGCTTGATGGCTGTTTTAAAAAGAAGCACTGACACGGGGCAGATTGGATGGGAGTATGCAGATTTAAAAGGTATAAAGCCCATGTCTGCTACACATGGTGACATATCAGATGATGAGTTAGTTTTGCACGGAGACTTTGATGGAGGCTACGTGTATAAACAAGAATCTGGTAGCACATTTGATAGCACTAACATTGCCTGTATTTATAGAACCATCGATTACAATATGGGTGACGTAGGCATACGTAAAAATATGCAAAGAGTTGTTATAAACTATATCGGCACAGGCACAGTGTCCTCTGTAGATATGAACCTTGAATACGATTACGGAGACATACTATTGCCAAGTCCTGCTCTGTACGATCTGCTAGACCCCTCTGGGTCAGCATTCTACGGCAGTGCTATCATGGGTACAGCAGAATATGATGCTGCAGTGTACACACCTCTATACAGACAATCTGTAGAGGGTTCAGGGTTTGCCATAGCTATAAAATTTTCAGATACAAGCACTAACCCTACGTATACGTTAAAAGGGTTTTCACTAGAATTTACACCGGGAGGTAGAATGTAATGGGTACAGCATATACAAAGACTGATCCCACTAACTTTGTAGATGGAGAAACCATTCAGGCTTCTGACTTCACTACAGAGTTTAATGCGATTGATGCAGCCTTTGAGACAGGGGGCCATCAGCATGACGGCACCGATGGAGAGGGCGGGGCTATTGAGAAGCTTCTTAGTAATGCCATTACTTTTGGTACAGGTGCTGATACAGACATAGCCATAACCTTCAACGCTAATACATCAGATGGTGTGTTAACGTGGATGGAGGATGAAGATTACTTTCAGTTCTCTGATGACATTTTGCTAACCACCACAGAGAAGATACAGTTTGGAGACACTGCAAGTTTTATTCAACAAAGCTCTGACGGTGTTCTACGTATTGACGGTGAAGCAACAATAGATATGAATGCCTCTACTGCAGTCACAGTCAGCAATGATCTCAAGCTAGATAGTGACAGTGCAGTTCTTGGCTTTGGTTCTGACAACGATATTACTCTTACTCATGCAGCGGATACTAGTCTAACTCTTGGCGGTGCAGGAGGGACTACAGGATTAGTCATAAACAACACAGCCACTGATGGAGACCCCTTCCTGTCCTTTGCACTGTCTGGCACACAGACATTTACAATGGGTATAGATGATGGAGACAGTGACAAGTTTAAGATTGGCACCAGTGCTATAGGGACTAGCACCGCACTTACACTAGACTCTTCAGGCAACCTTGTAGTCACTGGTGATCTAACGGTTTCTGGTGATGATATCACGATGGGTACAAACACTTCAGGCAATCTACTTATTGCAGATGGTACAAACTTTAATTCTGTAGCCGTAGGCTCTTTGTCTGAAATATCTACTGTTGCAAACGATGATGTTTTCTTAGCTGTTGACACGTCAGGTGGTGGACTAAAGAAAATTCAAAGGTCTGCTGTAGTTGCAGGACTTGCTACTTCTAGTGCTATATCCAATGTTGTTGAAGATACGTCACCTCAGTTGGGCGGTGATCTGGATATGAATGGTCAAGATATTGTGACCACCTCAAACGCTGATCTAGAATTAGCCCCAAATGGCACAGGACATGTAACTGTTAGGGGTAACACTAACCAAGGCACTATCCAATTTAACTGTGAAAATAACTCTCATGGACAGCAGATAAAAGCTGCAGCACACTCAGAAAGTGCTAACAATGTTTTAACTATACCAAGCACAGGTGGTGACTCAACTTTAGTATCAGATGCTTCCACATCTACGCTAACAAATAAAACTTTGACAAGCCCTGTTCTTAACACAGCAACTGTAGGCACCTCTATCGTTCCCTCTAGTGCAGACGGAGCAACGCTTGGCACTGCCTCTGCAGAGTTCTCGGACCTCTTCTTAGCCGACGCTGGTGTTATCTTCTTTGGTAATGATCAAGAGATAAAACTTACGCACGTTGCTGATACAGGTCTCACACTAAAGCATACTGCAACGGCTGATGATAAGCCTGTATCTCTCACACTGCAAACAGGTGAGACTGATATAGCGGCTAATGATGTTATAGGTAAGATTGACTTTCAGGCTCCTGACGAGGGAACAGGCACGGATGCCATACTAGTTGCTGCAGGTATTGAGGCGGTATCTGAAGGAGACTTTAGTTCATCTAGTAACGCTACGAAGCTGTCGTTTAAAACTGGCTCATCAGAAGCCGCTGCAGAAAAGATGTCTCTAAGCTCTGCAGGACTTCTCACTATCGCAGATGACTTCATGATCAAGGACGGTGGTACGATTGGTGTAGCATCTACCAACGATGCAATTACCATAGCGTCCAATGGCATAGTAACATTTAAAGATGATATCGTAATAAAAGACGGCGGTACTATCGGTGTCTCCTCTGCGGCTGATGCTATGACCGTATCCTCTGCAGGTATCGTAACATTTAAAGATGACATACTTATAAAAGACGGTGGCACAATCGGTGTGGCGTCTGACGCAGATGTAATCACAATAGCATCAACAGGTGTAACCACGTTCTCAAAAGCAGTGGTTGGCAAATCAGACACAGACACTAGCAACTCAGGCAGTGTGACACTAGATTTTCAGGCTAATCAAAACTTTATACTTACATTTACAGGCAACGTGACCTTGGCTAATCCAAGCACAGAGGCTGTTGGACAAACAGGCGTTATTGTCTGCATACAAGACGGCACGGGATCACGCACGTTGAGCTTGGGAACAGATTACGAAACGGCAGGGGGTGCAGGTATTACTCTTAGCACCGCTGCAAGTGCTGTCGATGTTATACCTTATTTTGTAAAAGCGTCTGGTAGTATACAGCTTGGCGCACCACAATTGGCTTTCTCATAATGGTTTTATCTAATTCACAGTGGCTGGCTAATCCCGATACGGGGTATGAGATTGATCAGTCAATCCGATTTAACGACGATGATTCTGCTTATTTAACTCGTACTCCCAGCAGTGAAGGTAATAGAAGAACATTTACATTTTCGACTTGGGTAAAATTTGCAACTCTCAAGGCAGATACAATTTTGTTCAGCAGTTGGGTTAGTTCTGGAGCGTCTAGTTATCAGATACTTGTAATTGACAGTGATTTTAGAATGCGAGTTGCTGACCATAGTACAAACTATCTTATAACTACGCAAAAATTTAGAGATGTTGGATCGTGGTATCATATTGTTTGGCGTTCAGATACAACAGATTCAACCTCTGGAGATCGTTACCAACTTTATGTTAATGGTTCTAGAGTTACGGCATTTGATACTGAAAGTCAGCCAAGTTTAAACTTTCAAGGCAGTGTAAATCAAACCCAACCGCATTACCTTGGTCGCAACGGTTACAATTTATCGATGATCTATAGCGATCTATACCAAGCAGAGACGCACTTTCTTGATGGTACAGCATATAATGCAAGTTTTTTTGGTGAAACTAATAGTGATACTGGACAATGGATTCCAAAAAAATATACAGGAGGCAACTATGGAACTAACGGCTTTTATCTGAAAGGCCAAGATAGTTCTGCACTAGGTGACGACAGTAGCGGCAACGGCAACGACTTTACTAGCAGTGGCTTGGCTGCAAACGATCAGGTAACGGATAGCCCGACTAATAACTTTGCTACTTGGAACCCGCTAGTACCGCTATCGAACGGCACTTTTTCGGACGGTAATTTAGAGTTTACTCAGTCTGGAGGATCGATAAGTCAGCATGCAAAATCCACAATCAGCTTTACGTCTGGTGAGAAAAAAGTTTGCGAAATGCAAACGGTCAGCGGGTCCAGCATAACGCTGGGAATTTGCGACGAGGATTTTGTAGCGGATAATAATGGGTTTACCGGCGACTCCAGAGGTTACTTTGATACAAACGGAAATAAAATTGATGAAGATGGAAATAGTTCATCCTATGGAGCATCTTTTGGAACAAGTAACGTCATTCGCATAGAGGTTGATTTATCAAGCAATCCCGGCACAATCGAGTTCTTCAAAGATGGAGTTTCTCAGGGCGACGCATTCACTGACATTGATTCAACTAAAACTTGGTTCTTTTGGTGCCGCTGTAAGGCAGATGCAGTCAAAGCGAACTTTGGACAGCTTGGTTTTGCAGGAACTCCCACGGCAAACTTTACTGCTCTTAATGCTTCTAACATGCCTGACCCAACCATTGCCCTTCCGGGCGACCACTTCAATACGGTTCTTTACACCGGCAACGGCACAACGGGACAAAGCATCACAGGCGTCGGGTTCCAGCCAGACTTTACTTGGACAAAAATACGTAGCCCGAATGCGTACAGCCACCAACTTTTTGATGCTGTGCGTGGTGCAGGTAAAAACTTACAATCTAATAACACTAATGCAGAAGGTGATCTCACGTCTGAATTTATCAGTTTTGACAGTGACGGGTTTACCATTGACGACGTAAATCAGAACGTCAATGAAAACAGTAGCACATATGTTTCATGGAACTGGAAGGCTAACGGCTCTGGCTCATCTAACGAGGATGGCAGCATCAACACAACTGCTACGTCTGCTAATACGACAGCAGGTTTTTCAATTTCAACTTTTACAGGAAATCAAACTAGCGGAGCTACTTTTGGTCATGGGTTAGGCGTAGCACCAAAGATGGTGATCGTGAAAGAGCGTGATCCCGGTGGAAATAACTGGATGGTGGGCCATGATGCTATGGGCTGGACTAAATATTTAGCTTTGGACAATAATAATCTTCCAATTACATCAGATGCCCGTTGGAATGATACAGCACCTTCTAGCACCGTTGTTACACTGGGAAACGATACCGGCATCAATCAAAACACTGCAACTTATGTGGCGTACTGTTTTGCAGAAGTAGACGGGTTTAGTAAGGCGGGGTCGTATGCCGCAAATGCCAGCACTGATGGTCCCTTTGTATATTGTGGTTTTCGGCCCTCTTTCGTTATTTTTATGCCGATTGCTGGTTCTGGCGCAGGTAAATGGATGCTTGATACAGTAAGAAGTCCATTCAATGTCGCTGACGATATTGTACAAGCAAACTCTAATGCCGCAGAAAGTAGTGGGTCTTCCTACAATCTCGATTTTGTTAGCAATGGCTTCAAGGTTCGCACTAACTCAGATTTTAATGCCAGTGGAAGAACCATTGCTTTTTTTGCGTTCGCTGAAAGTCCGTTCAAAACAGCAAATGCTAGATAGGAGAATAAGATAATGTGGAAATATAATGGCAGAACAATATCAGTAGGAAAAGCATGGGTTGATGACAATGGTATTCAACATCCTGCTAATTGGCACATTTGGTCTGCATCTGACAAAGCTGCGGCTGGTCTTACAGAAGTCACACCAGAGACGCCACCGGACTCGCGTCTCTATACTTGGGGCTACCAAGCTGACGGTGTAACAATCTCTAAAACAGCTAAAAATCTTAATGATGTAAATGAAGTAGACAGAGATGGTGATCCTATTCTAGACGATGATGGCAATCAGCTTGTTACTCGCGGCGTTAAGTGGAGTCTTAAACAAGAAGTAAAAACCCAGCAAGGCTCTTTGCTTGCTCAGACTGATTGGGCGGTTGTCAGGAAAGCAGATAAAGGAACAGCGATACCATCAAATATCCAGACCTACCGAGATGCGATCCGCGCCAAAGCTACAGAGATGGAAACAGCGATTGACAATGCGGCAGATACAGATGCAGTAGCTGCTTTGTTTTTAACATACACGTTAAATGAAGATAACAGCACAACTAAATCTGGTATTCTTTATGATTGGCCTGAGCTAGAGGACTAATAGATGGACATATCTCTATTAGTCACCATAGGAGGTATGCTTGTATCCGTTGTATCTGCGGCAGCGATAGCTAAAAACCAGATAAAGAATATGCTGGAGCATCTAGAGGATGCAGAAGAGCGCATTCGTAATTTAGATGTTAGAGTAAATAAACTAGATTCTACAGTTGATACCTTATCAAACAGAGTAAACGTGTTAGTCAGCATGATGAGTCCTGATATTGTAGAACGCAGGACTAGAGAAATAGAACGTATAAGAGCAGAAATAGACTTTATAAAACAACAACTAAACAAATAAATATCTTGACTTTTTCTTTGAAATAGGGTATAATACTATGGACCTAAAGACACCTGAACAATTAAAAAACGCTACAGATACTGTAATAGCTACTAGCTTAGTATCTACGCCGCTTTGGTTGCAATGGGTGGAGCAGGGCCTTCAACTATTTATGTTAGTTGGTGGCTCTGTGCTTTTAGCCTTTAGGCTCTGGGCGATGATTAAAGAAAGGAAAAGCAAGCGAGATGGAACTTAACATTACAGAAAATCTAATGAAGGTGCTGGTACGTCAGCGTGACGTTGCAATGACTAAGTGTGCAGAGCTAGAGGCGAAGCTAGTTGCTGTTAGTCAGAGGCTAGCTGAGTACGAAAATAAAGAACAGGCCGAGGATTTGTTCGCAAACAAGGAATAAAACATGGCAGAGGAAAATCAAACTGAGGAGACTCAAACTGCTGATGAGTTACAGGCAGGTCAGTTCACTCCACCAGAGGCAACGGCTAACCTTTTAACTGAGGTTACAGAGCAAGCGGACCTTGATACAGCCGCGACTCCTGCGTTGCCTACAGGAACGGTTGTGCCTTTTCAGGAACAGCAAGTTCAGGAGAGTGAACTATTTACTCCTACACAGGTAGCTGCACCTGTAACAGAACCTGTTAAAGAAGCCTCTGTAACTGGGCTGGAGTTACCCACACCTCCACGCACAGCGGCAGCTACTTATCAGTCGTTTGTATCTGAGGACACTCCAGAGTTTGCTGCAGCCCAAGGCCAAGTATCTGCACAGTCACTTATAGGTGACATTGAAGGTGCAGTATCTGAAGAGTCAATTGCACAGGGAGCAACTGCAGAGCTAGACGAGAAAGCTACGCTCAAGTTCCAGATGGGGGAACTCTTCAAGTCGTTTGAAGAGGGTAAGCCTCCCCCTGCATGGGCAGCACCCGCAGTCAGACAGGTAGGCGGCATGATGGCACAAAGAGGACTAGGACGGTCCTCTATGGCCGCTGCAGCCATTAGCCAAGCAATCATGGAGTCAGGTATACCGATTGCACAGCAAGATGCAAACAAGTATGCCACCATTCAGTTACAGAACCTCAACAACCAACAGCAAGCCACTCTGCAGAATGCAGCTACATACGCTGCAATGGACAGGGCTAATCTTAGTGCAGCCATGCAAGGCGCTGTAAACAATGCCCGTGCTTTTCTGCAGATGGACACGCAGAACCTAAACAATGAACAACAACTAAAAACGATTGATCTGCAGTCTAAGTTCCAGAAGCTGTTTACTGATCAGGCGCAGGAGAATGCAGCTAGACAGTTTAACGCAAAGTCTCAACTACAGGTGGATCAGTTCTTTACTGAGCTAGAGACGCAGGTAGCCAACGCTAATGCTAGCCGTATGGCAGCTATGGAGCAGTTTAACGCTGACCAGACTAACGCAGCCGCACGTTACTTTACAAAGATTAACGATGCACGGGAGCGGTTTAACATCTCCAATGAAAACTTGATACAGCAATCTAACGCAGTGTGGCGTAGAAATATAAATACAGCTAATACGGCTGGTCAGAATGAAACTAACCGTGTTAACGCATTAAACCTGCTAGGAGTTAATCAAGCATCGTTGGATAAACTGTGGCAGAGATACAGAGATGAAGCTCAATGGATGGTTGAGATATCTGAGAATGCTGCACAGAGAGCGCACAATGCAGCTATTCTATCTCAGACACAGGACTTCAACTCAGAAGAATATGAGAAAACACGCGAGAATCAGTTCTTTAGTTCGCTTGGTAGCACCGTGATCAACGGCGTGTTTGGTATATTGGGAGCGTAAAATGAGTCTAGCAGATGTTTTTGGTGATTATGATTTTTCTAATTATTTACCTGAGTATGATATAGGTTTTGGTTCAGCCAGCCAAACTTTTTCACAACCCAGTAATGTTTATGATGTTGGGTTTGGTTCTTCAAGTTTTATGGGAACAGATGATCCCTTTGATCAAGATGAGATAGATCACTTTATTGATGAGTTTGGCGAGAATGCAAAAGGAAATTTTGAACTGCTGCAGGGCGGGGAGTATGACCCCGGTGATGATGAACCGGGGGGTTTTTACGGCGAGATTGACAACCGTTCTTTAGCCAAACAGGCGCAAGATTTTATTTTTAGAAATCTTGGCGTAGGTAAAGAAACAGCCGAAGCAATCAGCGCGTTTGCAAAGGCGGCTAACAGGGGCGGCGGTAAAGAAAGACAGGCACAGGGCAGTGGCAGAACTGGCCCTGCACTTCCTACATCAGCCCGTGCGCCAACGACGGCAGCGGGTAGGACATCTAGGGCTAGACAAGCCACTAGCGGTGAACGTGCAATACAAGCAGCTATCTCTCAGTCTAATAGAGCGCAGTCTGCAGCCAGAGCTATTGCTAATCAGATGGCTAGGGCTGGCACAGTAACTACTACAAATGATTTAGCTGATATGATATCCGGCGCTACTAGCCCTAAAGGAACTAAACAGGCCCTTCCCGGCACACGGCTACGACAGTTAGCTATTCCGAGAACAGCATAGAGGAAATACGATGGCATTAAACCCCGATCCATTTTATCGCGATTTAAAGGCAGAACAAGAAGACCTTCCAGAAAGTGGCAGCATTGATGCCATTGACAGGTTCAACGCGCCTCCTCCCGGCCACTCGCTAACCTCAGAGCCACAGAAATGGGC